GTGAATGAGTTCGAAAGAGGATACAGACTCCTCGGCAAGTGATATTTGGTTGGCGGATTGGGTTAAGCCAACTGATGTGCCTCGCCGTGAGAAGGAAGGCTGGCAGGTTGCCAAGGTGGCCCTGCATAGCCATCATACGAGGTACTCGGTGTTGATGTGGAAGACAGAATGTCCAAGCTAAGGTCCCCCCTGGACCCCATATGGGGAGCCAATCCTGGACAGCCCGCGCCCTCTAACTATAGGTCGTGTGTGTGGGTGTTGATTGTGGGTGGTGTAACGTCGAGGGGAAAAGCAGGAGGTAATCACCGCCACAATGCCTAAGAAGCCTAAGACGCCACGTCAAAAAGGCACCAATCCACGGGCCAAGGGCACCAGTTCACGTCAATTGGGCGTTAGCCCTCGCCAGATGGGTGAAACACCGCGTGTTCGAGGCCCCATAAGCCCCGCCGAGAGGGCTGCTGTCGTGAAAGAGAGTGTGAGACTACGGGACTTTGGTAAGGCAGCGGGTGCTGATGCGTCGTTGAAGCGGCGTAGGGTAGGTCCTGGGGGCAGGAAGCCTAATCCCCTTAGGGATGGCTTCAAGATACTGGAGTAGGTTGTGGGTATTACACTAGGTTTGGCTTCACCAAGGGCGGGGGAAGTTGGGACTTCTGCCCCCTCACCCAAACCTTTCACTGATAAGAGGTTCAGGGCCGCTATCCTTGCCAGGAAGCTGAGGCAAGTAATGCCACATGTTCCACCTTTCGTTCGTACAGAGGATATAGCGAATATACACCATGCCCGTGAGCTACAGAAGAGTGATCGTAGGGGTAGGTCGTTCTTTCCGGGTGAAGATAGACTAGAGGTACGAAATAGGTACTATGGGAGGATACAAGGCCTAATAGATGGTACAGTTAGGCCAGAGACCTTTCAAGACAAGTTGTATAAGGAAGTGTTCTCGCGTAGACCTCAACTCATAGAGGATGCTTTAGAAAAGGGAGAGTCTTTCTCTCTATACGAGGGAAGCGGTGGCTCGGTGAACCCAGCTAGGTTGGCTAGCGCTGAGGCCAGTACGTTTGATGAGGTGGCTGAGTGGTTTGTGGGCAACTTCGAGGGCAATGATGCTCAGAGAACTGCTGCCTTGGAGGGTATGCAGCAGGACTATAAGTGGCTTAGGACGCAGGCACATGAGGCGACGCATTTGGCCCTTGGGCAGGAAAAATACCAGAAGTTCTTTGCTGGTAATAAGCTGAAGGAGGAGACTGTTGTACGGGCGATGGACGTATTCTATGCTCCCAAGATATTGAGAGAGGGGGTTGTGGATAGGATGAATGAGAAGTTGTTGTTGGAAGTGCTTGGTAGGAATAGTCTCAAGAAGCCTGGGACGGATAGGGACTTTACTAACAAAGAGATGGTAGACCTCATCATGCCTAGATGGACAAGAGCCATAGAGAGGATAGAAAGACTATGAGTGCATTCACGCGAAGGGGAAACCCTGATGCATCCTTGCGTCGTCGCAGAGCAGGCCCTGGGGGCCGGAAACCTAACCCTCTACGTGAGGGTTTCAAGATACTGGAGTAGATTGTGGGTTTTGATCTTTCTACTAGGGCTGGTGAATTTTCTCCTGCTACCCCTGCACCAACACCTTTTACCGATCAGCGGTTTAAGGATGCTATATTAGCTGCTATGCGGCGTAATTTGGCTCCAATGCTGTCAAGAGACCCCTTTGCAAGTCAGGCAGATGTTGGAGAGCTTCATTATGCTCCTGAGATAGAGCCTAGCACCTTGAAGGGTATGACTTTTGGAACAAAAGGTAAAGCAGCTAGGCAAGCCTTTCGGCGCAGACAAGCTATTTCTGCTGGCGACATTAAGCCTGAGAACTATGAAGAGGAGATGTTTGGGCGCTTATTCAAACGTAGGCCAGACTTGGTCAGGGGGGTTCTAGAGCAAGAACAGCAGTTTGCTATATTTGATGAGCGAAAGGGCTCTGTGAGCCTTGGGGAATTGGCTGAACTTGATCCTGGCCCATTTGATCGTGCAGTAGAGTGGGTTTTGGGAGACAATGCGGCTTCCAACGAGGATAGGGAGGCTTTGGCAGAGGCAGTATGGAAGCGATATAGGCCTCTAAAAACACAGGTTCATGAGCTACGTCATCTGGCTATGCGTCAGCCTAAATATTGGGAGTACATACGTCGATTTGACCTGAACAGGGAGGACTTGAATAGGGCAATGGATTGGTACTATGCTCCTCGCCATATGCGTAGCAGGGTTTTACGCCAGAGTATGAAGGGTGGTGAAACACATCAGAGGAGGTTTGACTTTGAGACGGAGGAAGAGTTCGCTGCGTGGTTTTCTCGTAACTTCGTACATCACATCAAAGCAATGGAGCGACTATGAGTGCATTCACACGGAGTAGGTACTATGGCTGACAAGAGTAGGCGTATCCCTGATCCTAATCCTGGTAAGCTAGATCGTGCTGTAAAACGTGTTGCTAGGGCTGCTTTAGCCAAGCCAAAGTCAGCAGCGGCTAAAGAGTTTGTAGCAAGAGAGCGACGCAGGGCTCTTACTGCCTTACGCGTCACGGGCATGGATTTACGTAAACTGGGCTATAGAAGGATACCAGACTAGTGAGTGCATTCACGCGAAGGGGAAACCCTGATGAAGACCTCGCCAACTACATCAAGTGGTGGCAGGAGCACAAGGACGAGGTGCCGAGAGAGAACTTGGCCAAGAAAGCTGAGTTGTTCGAGACGGCGCTGAACAATATCCAATATGTGCTTATCAGCATGTTGGCTGAGTTGCAGGATCGGAGGCCCAAGCACACGGGGCAACTGTACGTGCCTGAGAATTGGCTGATGAAGCAATGAGTAGGGCACAGGAGAGTAGGCTTACCAAGATCGCCAGAGGGCAAGTCTCCCAGCAACTCCATATCTCCCTACTGGACGTTGTCGATGACGAGACCGAGAGGGCTCTCCGATATGCGGGAGGTAGGTTAGAGAGTGGGGAGTTGACAACGAACGATGCTGTTGCAACGATAGCACGTGTACATGCACTTCACCGCCTCTTGGATCGTTTCGAGAGCGATATTAAGCAGGCACTGATAGCGAGCGAGGAAGAGTTCCATGGCGAAAAGAGAAAAGCAGGCTGACGAAGAGGTTATGGAGCCGGGTGAGATTGGTGGCTCCGCATATGAGGAGGCCCAGGCTCAAACTGAGGTTGTTGCACCCCCGGCACTGCCCGAGGAGGTCACGAATGCGCTTACCTCTTTGGCATCTGGTATGGATACTCTGACGCAGAAGGTTAATACGTTGGAGACGCAGGCAGCCCCTGTGGCTGCTCCTGAGCCTCAGAAGGTGGAAGATATGAGCGATCCCTACTCGTCTGTGAACTTTGATGGGCTGTTTGAGGACCCTGGTAAAACGTTGCGTGGCCTAGGAGAGGCTATTGTGGGCCAAGTGACCCAGGAGTTGGATAAGAGGGGGGCTGCCATGGAAGGTAAGAGGGTAGAGCAGGACTTCTGGCGAGACTTCTATGATGGGCACCCTGAGTTCAGTAGAGGTGATGACCATAATCTTATCACCTCTATCGCAAATCAACATGCTGGTGATCTTCAAACTATGACACCAGAAGCCTTTGCCGGTAAGCTCGGGGACTGGACAAAGGAAGAAATCTTGCGTATAAGCAAGAGGTCTAGGGGTAGTAGCAAGCAGGTGGCTGAGACACCAGGTCTTGTTACGAACCTAGATGAGGCCCAGCAGCGCGAGGAGCCTGACGCTGAAGACCCCCATCCAAAGGTCCATAGTATGGGGGACATGATCAAACAGCGTAGGGCAGCGAGACGCTCTGCAACCAAATAAGGGGAACACATGGCCCAGTTTACATGGACGTTTGACGCCCCGACAGGTACGTTCAAGTCCCATGCGATGTCTAAGCAGTTGTACCTAGCAGCCGTTGAAGACAGTGTTTTCATGGATCATGTGCGTCCTGTCCAGGGTTACGGGAAGAAGATGGGTGAGACTGTCACCCTGACACGTATTCGTAATATCACCGAGCCAACCACTGGGGTACTGACTGAGGCAGAGCGCATCAGTGAAGACCCGTTCGTGGTGAATACTCGGGCTATTACGGTAGTCGAGTTTGGTCGCGCCGTGCCATATACCAGTTTGGCTGAGGACTTGTCGTGGTTCGATCTGGATAATCCTATCCAGAACAAGCTGCGTAATCAGTTGCGTTTGGTGCTTGACACGCGCATCGCTGCTGCCTTCACGGGCGCGCAGTTGAAGTACACGCCTACGGGTATCGCTTCTGCCACCACGGCAACCAATGGTACGGCACCTGCCGCAGCCACCGGTAACGTGAACTTCTGGCACCTGGAGGAGGTTTACGACCTTCTCTATGACACCTACCACACGCCACCGGCAGTGGGGGATGACTATATTGGCATCTTCCGTAATCGGGGTCTGCGGGGTGTCAAGCGTGACCCAGCGTGGGAAGAGTGGCATAAGTACACTGATCCCGCATCCAAGTTCAATGGCGAGGCTGGACGGGTCGAGCGTATTCGCTTGATCGGTACCAACCATGCCAATGCTCTTGGTAACATTGGTACGAGCAATGTCCTGGGTGAGGGTGTTGTCTTTGGTGAGGACGCTGTTGTGATGGCAGAGGTTCTATCGCCTGAGATGCGCGCCGCGATCCCGGATGACTTTGGGCGTAACAAGGCGGTGGCCTGGTACGCGATCCTTGAGTTTGCTGAGGTCTGGAATACGGCCAATGCAGGCGAGGCGCGGATCATGCACTTCGCTTCCACCTAATAGCCACGATCCTTGGGCGGATCGAGTTTGCCGAGAGGAGGCTCACATGGCTTATACGCATAGTAAGTATGAGGTAATCATGCAGCCCGCGACTGTTTCGCAGGCGGCGATTGCCACTACCCTGTTTGGTTCACCGATTGATGCTACTGGCATCCAGGCCTATTGGGCCTGTGGTTACGTGCCGCACCTCATTCGTGGGTTTGCGGTGGTTCGTGCAGATACCAACGCGGTGTCTGCCGCACCAAATGCGGTGTTCACGATTGGGTTCGAGGCCAACATTAGCTCACCGAGCTTGGTGACTCGTGTGGCCACCATTAACGTGCCCGCTGGCGCAAGTATCGCCCACGGCTCGTGCTATTACACCCCGACCTACGATATTGAGATGGAACCGGGGATGTTGATGATTGCACGAGCGACTGCTGCTGCTACTACAGCGGAGAAGGCTGCCATCATCTTGTATGTGGAGCCTCGTTGGGAAGTACCGGGTAACGTCACTGCGATGCAACTGACCACGTAAGGAGGCCTGTTATGGCGGCGTATACAGCTACTGGCTGGACTGTCAACATCCTCCCTACCGTCCCTGCTACAGGGGGTCAGGATTGGCGTAGGCAAGGGTGGGTTGCTGGTAAGCAGCGTCGAGTTCGTGTTCGCATGGACCTAGACAATGCTACCAATGGCGCAGTCTACCCTTCGTCCGAGGGTATCCCCTTCCCAACCTGGAATACGACTGGGATTGCTGGGGATAGCTCGTATGGGATGGTTCAGCATCTAGACTATCTGATCTCCTACGGTGAGGGGTTCACGAACTCTGGCCGTGAGCTAAACCGTATTGTTTGGAAGTATGCACCTACCTCCAACTCCTTGAGGGGGTTCGTGGGGCAGTACACCACAGCAGGCGCGGCTGGCCCAACGGAGTTGGTTGAGCTTCCAACCACATGGGGAGTTTCTTTGGCTGCAGCATCTGGCCTTGAACTCTACTTCGAGGCGGTGGGCTGGTAATGGCAAAGAAGAAGGTTGATACGACTGTGGAAGAGGTCGTCAATCCAGAGGGGGCCAATTTGGCCCCCTTACTGGATCGCCCTGAGCGAGTAGCTATCGTGGCGCTAGGTCTCTCTAGCCCCGCATTCCTGAGGGACAATATGTCGATGATGGGGATGAGGTCTCCATTTGACGAGATATGGACCTTGAATAGGGGTGTAAGAGGTGTGGCCCACGATAAGCTATTTTGCATGGATGATTTCCGTTGGATCGAGCAGAAGGATGAAAACTACGCACGCTACTTGCAGAACCATGACAAGCCAATCATCACGTCAACTTCGTATCCAGAGTACCCCATGGGGGTTGAGTATCCCCTGAACGAGGTGCTTGAGTGTATCCAGGATGACATCTTCACTGCCAACACCGTGGCCTATATGGTGGCATATGCCCTCTACATAGGTGTCAAGGAGTTGGCGATCTATGGCGCTGACTTCTGCTACCCCAATGGCAACTTTGCTGAGTCAGGTGGGCAATCTGTGGCTTACCTGCTTGGGAGGGCCAAGGAGTTTGGGTGCTGGTACAAGATACCCCAGGGCTCAACCCTCTTGTACTCCCACAAGGTGGTTCAGGTAGGTAACAGGCTGCAGCGCGTGTATTATGGCTATCATCGCAAAGACGAGATGGCAAAAGCGAAGGAGAAAGGCAATGGCGCTCAACCTATCCAAGCTGCACCCCTACAAGGTGGAGAACGGCCAGACAGTAATGGGAAAGCCAAATCCGGCAGTCTCCCTGTCCCACGAGGGCGAGGCCCCGATATTCATACAGGGGGGTAAGACCTACGGATCGGATGGGGATGTCATTCCACGATCTGATCTGCCTGAGTGGTTTTGGTCGCAGGTGAAAAGTGATAAGATGAACCCTGAGGTCCTCGCAGAATGTGGCTGGAAAGACACTGGGAGTAGAAAGAAGCGTGCTCCCCGAGAGCTAGAGGAGACTTTGCAAGATGCCAGTGAGTGAAGGTTTTGTTGAGTGGATTTCTCCTGGCGTAGCCAAGATTGAGTGGACCGCTACGGCTGCTGGTGACGTAGGCAACGCCCATTTCGTAGGTGGCGCAGACCGGCTGACTGTCCAGGTTGAGGGCTTAGCAGGGGGTGGTAACACCTCTAACGTGCGTATGGAGGGCTCCGTCATTCCTGACATCCCAACAGGCGCGGGTACCTGGGAGACCCTGACTGATCCTACTGGGGGCAACCTATCCTCGAACGCCAACTTCTTAGCAGAGGTTCAGGAGAGGCCTCGGTGGCTTAGGCCACATGTGAGCACGGCTACCACAGCTACCGGGTTCAATATCGCTGTCATTGCGTCCTTCCCAAGGCGATGACCCATGGCGAACCTTACTACATCGGCTGATCTGGTCGATGAGATACTCTTCCTCTGTGGAGAGCCTACGGATGGCACATCTGACTTCAACGGTCAGGCCCTCATCTACCTGAACAAGGCCTATCAGGTCCTCTGCCAGCTAGGAGGTGGGGAGTTCACGCCCAACGCAGCTTTCATCCCTTGGTGGTGGCTAAGAGCCTCTGCACCGGGTGTCATTACGATGAGGCCTGCGTACACCACAGGCAACTCTGTCGTTACCAACGACAGTGCTACCATCGAGTTCACCACTGGTCCCTCAGGGTCGAGGGTGGACCACCACTTCAAGGTGGATGATCACGGCGACGTGTTCCGCCTCACGGCCCATGTAGCGGGGGCGACGACAGCCACTATCGACAGTGTCTACACGGGCGAGACAGCCACAGCAGCTTCATTCAACCTATTCCAGCTAGAGTACGATCTGCCTACTGACTGCACCGTAGTCATCTCGCCCATGAGGGTTTATCAGCAGCATGAGCAGGCTGTGAATGGGATGGAGGTGGACCAGCTTGATAGGAAGTGGCCCCTCAATCGTGTGCAGCAGGGCGTACCGCGAGACTTTGCTGTGGTGCGCTCAGTGAGTGGTGTGAAAACAGTGCGGTTTTCACATTATGGTGCGGATGGATCAGCTACTTATGTGGATGCCGTTAGGCTGGACTTCGACTACCTAACCACTGCTGCAGACCTCACCGATGACGCCGCCAACTTTCCCCTGTTGCCTAGGGAGTACCGCCACATTCTCGCCGTGATGGGTGCGTACTATCTGGCCATGACAAAGGATGATACGCGGGCAGCCCAGTATGCGCAGGAGGCCTCTAATGGGATCAACAGGATGATCAAGGAGAACCTCAGGCGTTGGCAGGCCATGACGAGGAATGAGGGCAAGATCATGCCACGTGGGGGTGGGCTGCCTCAGAACTTTGCTCCCCTGCGTACAGAGAGTGGACACATCATCGGATGAGCTTCAGGGGCCAGATAGCTGAGATACCTCTGGGTGTCGATGGGCTGACTGGGAACAAGAACCTCAGCCAGATCACGCCTGGTTCTCTCTTGCGTGCAGATAACCTTACGTACCAAGGAGGCACCATCCAGAAGGAGGGTGGGGCTACGGCACTGAATACTGCTGTCACGGGAACACCCGCTATCGCGGCAGGGTTCGACTGGGACTACGATGGCCTAACACAGCGGCAGATACTCTTCACTGGAACAGGCCAGCTTATCAAGGATGGGCCTACTGCGGGGACCTTCGCTGCCACCAACGTGCTGGTAGGTGGTTTGACAGCCACAGCAGGTGTCCCGCCCGTGTTCGTGGAGTGTGGGCTAGAGAGTGCTGCAGCCACTGATGCTCGTCATCTAGCGGTGTTCTCACCTGGCAACGTAGTGCAGATACTGGACAGCGATCCTACCTCTGCCAACTCAGGCGGCATCAACACGCCACCTGCGGACTGGTCTACCACCAACCAGCCAACATTTGGCTACGTGCATGACTTTAGGCTGTGGGGTGGAGGTAATCCTAACGACCCTCACCGCATCTATGGCTCATCGAACAATGACCATGAGGACTTCACAGGAGATCAGTCTCGTACTCTGTCGATCTTCCCTGGTGAGGGTGAGCGTCTCATTGGTGGATGTTCGTACAAGGGGATCATGGTCCTGTGGAAGTACCCACGAGGTATCTACTATGTGGACACACGTGATCCAACTACATGGACAATCAATCGTGTCACGTTGCAGGCGGGCTTGGCGAGCCCACTGGCCTTTGACTTCGTAGATGATGACATCGTGTTCCTAACACCGGATGGTAACATCCAGCTACTGTCTCTGGTGGGTGATGCATTCTCCAATGTCAGTAATAGGGCGCTGTCGGACCTCAGGCATATTGACGAGTTCATCCGCGACAATGTGAACTTTGCCCAGATACGAAGGTCTAGGGTGAAGTACTATCCTGCCGCCAGAGAGCTTCATATCTCCATGCCTGGCACGGGGTCTACGACCAACAACTTCCGTTTGGTATTGGACCTCAACGACAGGGATAATCCCAAGTGGCGTGCCTCGACACGGGATACAGCAGTGTCCATGTGGCTAAGGAAAGACACCAATGGAGTGCCAAGGCTGGTTCATGGGGACGATGGTGGCATCGTGTACCTGATGGATCAGGCTGCTAGGGGAAAGGCTGGCGCGGGGTACACCGGGTCGTTCCAGACAGCCCATATTGACCTCTCACACATTGAGCCTCGCTTTGCTACGAAGAGGAAGGAGGGAAGGTTCCTTGAACTGACAGTGGAGCCTCAGGGCAATTGGAACTTGGCTGTTGAGGTGCGGTGGGATGGTAAGTCAGGCACTACATACAACTTCAATATGGGGACCACGGGGTCCACACTTGGCTCCTTCGTGTTGGGTACGAATGCCTTGGCTGAGGAGCAGGTGGTCAATAGGAAGAGAAGGATCACGGGAGGTGGTAGGAGAGTTTCATTCATTGGCTCAAATAGTGGTGTTGGGCAGGACTTCTCGATAGCGAGGGCGTTCCTGCACTATCAACTCGGGGATGAGAGGATCACGGTATGATGTTCCCAAAGCTAGAGAAGCGAGATAGGGAGGCTCTCAAGCGTAGGTTCGAGGCCTCGCGGGAGCATGATGACATCAAGAACTTTGACTACATCGTCAAGGGGCCTAAGGGCAATGATGAGGCTGTGTTGTGCAAGACGTGCAATGCTCCTCTTGTCAGCATGGTAGTGGACGATAGGTGGACTACCACGAAGCGTAAGGGGAAGCAGACTATCATTAGAGAAAGGCTGGTACAGGCGCAGACACCTGGCTATGACAGCATCATCATCGAAATGGATGATGGGTCAGCACACGAGACACCAGTGTGCAAATCGTGTAAGGTGAAGCTGCGCAACGCTCGTACCTTTGGTACTGTGCAGGCGATCCTGGATGCAGACCTGTATAGGCTGTATCAGGTGGATGAACCTGATGCTAAAGGGCAGAGGCGCATGGATTGGTTGGCGCTGTCCAAGCGTAAGATCGTGGGGATTGCTTAATGGCTGGCCTCTACAACCATACAACGAGAGCAGATGGGCTTACGCTGACTGCTGCTATCTACAATGCTGACCACCAGAACCATATCGACAACTACGACCTGGATCAGCAGGATGACCACTCAGCTAACGTGGCTGAGATGCAGTCCACTGTTGACCCTGGTGAGGTGGGGACAGAAAGTCTGTCCACTGACGCCTTGGGTGAGATACAACGACTAAGGTTCATTATCCAGCAGTTAACGGGTGGTGCTCAGTGGTATTCTAGTCCTGAAATTCCGGCCTCTAAGGTCGCTGTGGAGATGTACACCTGATGCCCGCATACACTAAGCAGTTCCTAAGTGCATCTGGCCAAACCTCGAATGGCCAACCTATTGATGTGACTGGCATCCTACCTTCTAGTGCCAACATCATCCACACGGGGGTTACGGATAACGCGGGTAACCAGTTGGATGAGGTTTGGGCTTGGGCCTACGTGCATGAGGACATCACGGCTGATCGAGAGCTAAGGGTGATCCATGGGGCCTCGACTGTGACAGGTGTTGCGGTGCACCACAGGTCCCTGCATGTGATCCCTCATAGTGCGGGGCCACAACTCATCATCCCTGGGTTCATCGTCAACAACGCTCACATCTTTACGGCCTATGCCACTGTGGCGAGCGATATCTCGATCATAGGCTATGTCAACAGGGTGACGTGATGAGTAGAAGGCAAGCTCTCCGCAATATTGGTAACCCTCCCGTCAAGGTAGGTAGCGATAGGCTGCTGATTGGTGCAGACTTGCCAAACAGTGCGGATGGTACACTACACGTTCACACATCGAGTGTTGGGTCCCAAACCGCCGCGACTGATGCTGATGATCTGGTTGTAGAGAACATAAACGATGGGGGTATCACCCTCTTTGCCCGTAACACTGCTGCGTGTAACATCAACTTTGGTGACCAAACAGGTAACGCCCAGGGCCAGATTAAATATAATAATAGCGGCGATGTTATGTCATTTAATACTGATGCCGCTGAGGTTATGCGTATCTCGGGGAACAAGCTATTTATTGGTGACACAGCCAATGCCTACATGGCTAACGGTATAACTATTAACCAAGCTGCCAGTGACGACGAGTGTCTTACATGTAAGTCCTCGGATGTTGCGCACGGTATGACGGCCTGGGCAGAGGCTGACACATACGGCTTCATCATGAAGACCTCGGGCACCGCAGGAGGTATAGACATCCGTGG